TTGGACGAACACGAACCCGCCGGCAATCGGGGCCAAGGACACGTGGACGCTCACCTTCCCAAAGGAAGGGACCGCGACCACGGCACGAAGCCTAAGCGGAACGGGTTTCGTCACAGAAAAGGGCTACCCGACTTTTGTAAACAATCAGATCAGTCAGGGCACGCTTACGATCAAGCTTGATGGAGCGACAGGGCCGACCTACACATGAACAAGCTAAAAGTTGAGCTCTTGCCGCACATAGCGAGCTATTCGCTTACCGGCGAAGCAATTGAATTTCCGCAGTGGGCGTTGGTCGTCAACGGATCGCACTGCGGATGGGTGCCAAAGGAGGGCAAACACGTGTCATTTTTCGAGCACTTCCACGAAGTGGACCGCGCCGCCATTTGTGCGGAGGTGGCGCGGATCCGCGGCGAACGAGAAAGCCGCATTGAGTCAGTACCGCCGAGCATTTTGTACCCGGAGCAAGCAGAGGAAGAGAACGATGAGCCTGACGAAGAATGAACTGCTGGGATTTTGTAGCCGACGCTTTGACGTTGTCGACTTAGGCGACGGTGCAAAGGTGCGGATTCAAAGTCTGACGCAAGAAGAAATAGCCCGTCATAATTTGATGATGCTTGACAAAAAAGGCCAAGTGTCACAAGCGGGCTTGATGGCAGCGGAACGTCTTTATGTCGCGATGGCATTAGTCGACGACCAAGGCAATCGGCTGCTAACCGACGACGAAGCCGGAGATCTTGCAAAGCTTGATGGTGGCGTTTTCCAAAAGATTGCACAGGCGGCAAGGCGGCTAACCGACAGGGACGCGGTCACCGTTGAGGAGATGCTGGGAAACTAATGAGGAGCGCTACGCTAAGGCTTGCTTGTCGAGTCTGCTTAGCGCTCGGAATAGACGACCCGGAGGCGTGGCTAGCGAGCGTGTCACAGCGGACGCTAGCGATTTGGGAGGCTTACTACATGCTGGAACCGTGGGGCAGGGAGTGCGAACGCGACGCGGTTCAGTCTGCGCAGTTGTCCGCACTTGGGGCAACGATTGCGGCCAGCAACGGCATAAATCCTAAGCCGCCTTTACGGGTCGCGGACTTCATGCCAGCCAATTGGCACCAACCACCGGCACCGACAAACACGAATAGCATTAAGGCCGCGGAGCAAGCGTTTGCGGCTAAATGGGGCAGGAAATGACAACAAGCATAACGGCACTAAACATTCGCATCGCCGCAGACGCTTCGCAGGTGTACGACGCGGCGAAGCGAATGTCGTCAACGATGCGTAACGTCAATCAGATCATGGACGCGGCTACGACGCCAGTTGAGCGCTATCAGCAATCGCTAGCGAGACTGGAAGCGGCTTACATGAAAAATCGGATCACCACCGAGCAGTATATCCGCGGCGTCCAGCAGATCGGGAAGGCCTATGACGAATCGGTAGCAAAGCAAAGCAAAGCAACTAGGCAGCAAACCGAGTCAAGTAACGCGATGATCTTGTCGCTTAGGCGGCTTGCGGGTGCTTATCTCGGGCTACAGACCGGAAAGCAGATAATTCAAATCGCCGCAGAGGCGGAGGCCGCTTCGGTTCAATTTGAAGTGTTGACCGGATCCGCTGAAAGGGCGTCCGTTCTGATTGCAGATATGAAGCGACTTGCCCAAGCTTCGCCGCTATCGCTTCCGGCGGTTCAGCGTGGCGGTCAGTTGCTTTTGTCGTTTGGTATGGAGGCCGATAAGGTTACGCAAACGCTCAGGATGCTTGCCGACGTATCGGGCGGCAATCAACAGCGGTTTGAAATTCTTTCGCTGGCGTTTGCACAAACGACAGCGGCCGGGAGGCTGATGGGTCAAGACCTGTTGCAGATGATCAACGGCGGATTTAATCCGCTGCTTGAAATATCTAAGACGACTGGCCGGTCGATGCTTGACCTGAAGAAAGATATGGAGGCCGGAGCCATATCAGCCAAAATGGTTGAAGATTCTTTTCGCCGCGCTACGTCGCAAGGCGGATTGTTTTTCGGCATGACCGAAAGAATGAGTAAGACGACGTCCGGTGCACTTGCTCAGATGGTTGGCAACGTGACCGAAATGTCAATTGAGATCGGTTCAAGGCTAACGCCAACAGTTATTGAGCTTGCCAATTCAATATCAGACTTAGCAAAAAATATCCGGGATTCGCAGTCTGCATTGGACGGCTTGGAGTTTGGCGTTAACCGAACTTATCGAACTTTCGCGCTAGCCGGTGCAATTATTGGCGAGACTTTTGAAAATGCCGAACTTCTTGGCCAATGGATCGCAGGCACAAAAGACATCGAGTTCAACATTTCGCGCATTAACGAACAGCTAGACATCTACTACGGAAAAACAAAACTTGTAAACGATTTGGACAGCCAAAAATCGGTACTACAGGAAGCGATCGAAAAGACGGAAGCAAGGCGAGCGGCCAGAGCAAAGAAGGCCGCACAGGAAGCGATCGACGCTCAAGTAACGGCGATTAGCCTTGAGGCGAGGAAGCTAGACCAAGCACAAAAAGCACTTACCGTCTATTCGTCGCAGGCACAGCAACTAATGCTACAGCGTGCCGAACTGACGTATTCGGCAGAGGAATATCAGAAGATTGTCGACAGAGCAAACGGTTTGAACGATGCTCAAGTCGAATCGCTTGCCAACATTCGGAAAGACATTGCCGAACGGCAGAGGATCAAGAAGGAAGAGGAAGACCTAATCAGGCTGCAAGAGCAAGCGGCGGACGCAGCTATCCGTCATTTTGAAGAACAGCGGCGAAAGCAGATGGAAATGCGATCCGCCGTCGCTAAGGGGCCGAGCGGTTTTGAGGTTGGCAGTAGCGAGGCGATGCGCTTTCTTGCCGAACAATCAAACGCTTTAATTGCAGGCATCGCGGTGCCGGATCAACCGACGCCAGGAGAGGAAGAGTTAGCAAAGCAGGCCGAAAAGGAAATGAAAAGGCAAATGGTTCAAGACGAACGGCGGCGACTGATTTTGATCGAGCTTCAAAAACTGAATGTCAATGTCGTCGAAAACAAAGTCCAGAAGCTTCCGGGTAGGGGATAATGGCACACACGCTACAAGGTAAAACGATCAGCGGTAGCGTCGAGCTGGCAATCAAAAACGGTGGCCCGGTTTGGCGTCAATCGCAGAGCTACCGAGTTGAGGCCGACAGCGACGATCCGCCGTATAGCGGGATCTTGCTGACGTCCGGGCTGCCAATACCGATGACAACGTTCACCGATGACGGGCTGATGATTTGCCAGTCACTCGGAGCTGATCGCATTCCGAACCATCGGCGATTGTGGGAAGTGACAGCCGAGTTTAGTTCTGAGGTTGAACAGTCACAAAACACGCAATTCCCCGAAGAGTGGGTGCCTGTTTACGAGCTAAAAAAAGAGCGTGTTCAGGAGCCTAGCTTTACGGACGCATCAGGAAATGCGATTGTAAACTCTGCCGGGCAGACGTTTCCGCAAGGCATTATTCTTACGCGATACCTTCCAGTGTGGGAGTTTTTTCAATTCGAATCGGCAAGCTTGTCAGATGAGCAAATGCTGACGCGGGACGAGGTTGTCAACTCTACGGTTTTTAAAGGCCGCGCGGCGAAGACGCTGCTTTGCACGATAACGTCATCGGTGATCGGGTTTTATTACGGCAGGCTCCGCAGGCTGACTCAGTACCGAATCATCTACAACGTTCGAAACTGGACCGACAAGCGACTTGATACCGGGACCGTCTACTTAGACGCTGGAGCTCTAAAGGCTTACACGGACGCCGATGGCAACGTGATCGAAGGAGCCCTAAACGGCAGCGGCGCAAAGCAGACCGCGGGGACCGCTCCAGCGATCCGAACATTCGACAAATTCGCGACAATCGACCTTAACACGTTTCTGAGGTAAGTATGGCCGATCTATCAAGGACAGCGGCAAACGTTAAGCCAATGAGCGCCGGGCCCGTGTCAATGGGCAAGAGCGGCGAAGCGTTGACGCAGGCCGATCCGGCTTACTTCGACACCTCGGGTAAGCTCAAGAAATGCCAAGCGGACGGTACAGCGGCCGAAGCCAATTGTCGAGCGATGATTTTGACACCAACAACGGCCGCCGATCAGGACGTGGTTTATTTGCTTGCTGGCGGTGACATTGACGTCGGGGCCACGCTGACCGTAGGCGAAACATACATTGTTTCGCGCACCGCTGGAGCAATCGCACCAATCGGGGATCTTTTATCGAGCGATTATTCGACGATCCTGGGCACTGCAACGGCGACAAACAAGCTTGCGTTTAGGCCGATCGTCAGCGGAGTTGAAAAGCCATAATGGCAAAGGATAATCGAACTTACGGATTCAGCCTAACCGACGCCGAAAGCTTGGCGGAGCTGATCGGCGGCCGTGCTACGATTATCGAAGGACGGCGGCCGGGTGTAGGTGGCGGTAGCGGTGGCGGTGGCGAACACGGCGTTATCATCAAGACACCTTCCGGCGGCATCGCGGCACGATCAGGCACGACAGTATCTTCGGCATCTTGTGACGTGTTTTCAATCGTAGGCACGACACTCACCGACACGGGCAACAACATCGACGTTTTTAACATTTCAATCAGTTCGGTTGGTGGCAGCAAGTACGGCCTAGCTAAAAAAGAATACGCTACCGGCAAATGGGTTATCGATTTTGAGGATTGCTCTTAATGGGCATTAACGCCAAAAACAAGCCGGGTTGCCCGTGTTGTCAATGTACTTGCCCAGACGGGGAGACGCTTTACCCAAAAGCAAACAAGATAAAAATTGAAATCAGCGGGCTTGCAGACAGCCATTCGTTTGTTTCGTATGAAGCTGCTATCGGCGGATTTTATGAATACATCGGCGACGTGACCGGCATATCAGATTTAAACGGGACTTACTTCGTCGATATAGACGTTACCGAAGAAAACTGCATAGATGACGATATTGAGCCATCTCCAAGCCAAGAAGTGATTGGTCAGGTTACGGTCAACTATGAAAAATCAACTTACGCCACCGGCGATTGCAATGATCCAAATCGAACACCTGTCGGCACGATAACTGAAACGCATCTTGTCGATGTAACGCTAACTGTTACGAAAATAGGGCCTAGCGCGTTTAGCATACTTCTCGCCAGTAATGAGTATATCTGGATAAAGGCGTTTAGCTTGCTTGGCTGCGAAAACGATTTTAATTCTGCTCAGAAGGGGTCATTTACGAGCTACGACTATAACCTGACGACACCAAGCACCTCAGACATTGAACAAGTCAAGGACGGCGAAGATCAGGAAATATGGCTTGCACCGTTTTTGCTAGATACAGAAAACGACGGCAACACAGTTTGCGATATTACTTTTTCTGGTTCGGACTACTTGTTGGCCGGATCGTTTAAAACTTATCTATATTTCGGGTCATGATTTTTAAATGCAACGAATGCGGCCGCGAATATCCGTCCGTATCAGTTTGGCCGATACATTGCTGCTGTACTAATCGAATCCGCGAAGACGGCAAGCAGCTTGGCAAGCGGACGTTTAAGAGGTCGCGACCGAAAGACGAAAAGGCGGTGCCGGTTGGCGACAAGCGAGCCGCGGCAAAGTATCCTTGCAGCAATCGCGGCGAGGTGGTCCGCATGTCCGATTGCGGGTGCGACGGCAATCGTCGCGTTTATGCTTGCGGCATCGGTGGCGAGTGTATGATCC